GGACGCTGACGCGGCCCGTAAAGTCAGCCCCCGAAAGCAAGGCGTAGTTGCCGAGGTTTAGCGTCACCCAGTCGGTGGCGTAGTCGACCCCAGTGGTGGTCTTCTGGAGGTACTGGCCAGCCGTGCCACCAGCAGGAACGCCCTGACCAGCAGGGCCCGCAGGCCCAGGGACGCCGACCGAACCCGATAGATTGCCGGTGATGCCACCCGTGACCGTTCCGACGATCGTGGACTGGTCAGCTGCGAACGTGCCGGAGATGGTCCCGAAGGTGCTCTCCGTGGAAGTGATGATCGCGTCGGGCATGGCCTTAGGCGGTGACCGCTTCGATTACGTTGATTCGGAAAATCTGTGAGCGGCTGATGGGGCCGGGCGAGCCAGGGAAGACGAACTTGATATCCCATCGGCCAAGGCCCAGGTGCCAGTTCGAGGTGTCACCGACAAACGCCACCGTGAAGGACAGGCCGTCGCCAGCCTTGGTCACGGTCGTCTCGTATTGGGCCCCACACTTGTCCTCTATGGTCGAGGTAATCGTGGTAGCTAGGAGGTTGGCGGGGCCGGTTGCTCCCGGCGTCCATAAGAATGAACAGGCGAACGTGTTGCCTCGGGTAAATTGGACGGTGTCAGCCATGGCGGTCTAAAACTGCGGGGGCGGGCATCCCGTCAAAGACCTTGGTTCAAGATAGGTTCTCGAACCACTCGATCTCTGTGACGGGGCTCGTCCCGCCTAATCCTGCGGGCTGTCCAAGGTCGAACGCGTCGATGATCAGGACAAATGCGCTGGTGCTGGTCTGCACGGTTCTGCCCACCATGTCCTCGGGGTATGGGTCGACGAAGCCGTCGGCAATGAAGTAGTCCTCGATCGGCGCGGTATTCTCGTTAAAGTTAATCCCAGCACCGCCTTGGAGCACGTTGGCGCGGATAAAGCCGTTCCCCTCGATGGTCTTGAGATATTGTGGTCCAGCCGGATACTCCTGGTTATGATCAGCGATAACGGTTGGGTTAGCAGGGTCTGGCGGCACGTCGTAGTTACCAACTACTTGTCTGTTGGAGCGCCACGTCGGCGTCTCAGTGTCTACTCCGATGATGTAGCCCATCAGATGCGGGCGTAGTAATATTTCGCAGTCGTCGTTCCCAGCTTGATGCGGTCCCCCCAGAGGGAGCCACTGATGAACTGGTTGAACGATATGACGTTGCCCGTTCCCTCGGTGATTTCGCAAAGCAGGACATAGCCATAGGTGTCGGTGTCGGTCAGGACGACATCTGAAGAGATGATTCTGGCCGTCTGATCAGAAGACACGGGAGAGGGGAAGGCCTTGGTCGTCGGGTCAACGCCGCCACGAAGGTAGATATACGACTTCTTCGGGGAGCCGGCGCTGAAATTGACCACGCTGGTCGGCCAGTCTGGCTTCCCCGCGGTCGTTCGGTTCAGGGGGCGCCAGACCCCGTCCTCTAAGATTTCAGGGACGACGTTGTTCAAGGTGCCAGGGACGACCTGATAGGTCCACGCCGAGCCGCCTGAGTCATAGCTAAGGCTGGTGATCTGGAGAGGGTACGTCCTGAACGCTTCCATATTGAACGCGGCGAACGGGTCCACCGTGTTGAGGGTGAAGCCGAACCCGCCCGAGTTAAACCCGTACCCTGAACCTGGCTGAATCTTGCTCATACGTTTTGGTAAACTTCGTCCGGGTAGCCTTCTCGGTTAAACCGCAGCTCATAGTTTACCTTGAAGATGATGGGCGTCCCGGCAGGGGTGACGCAGTAATCCTCAAATGAGACTTGAGAGAGCATCAAGGTAGGCCGCACGGCGCCTTTTACCGTGGCCGTCCAGGACGTTCCGACATGGTCAGGCAGCAGCTTGGTCCCACTGAATGAGTTTGAAGTGCTGGTCTTACCGACGGCGTTCCGTAGGTTCGTCACAACCGCCGTATCCTTCGTGTAAATATGGCCTGAGAAGGAGGTCGTCGGGGCGAGATACTGATTCTTCCCGTAGAAGTATTGCTTCGACGCGGTCGATGAATCGAGGAATCCGATGAAGCCGCCTGCGTTCGTGGCCGTCCCCTTGAAGTGTGCGCCGAAGACGCCGCCAACCTTGTAGTCCGGGTTAATCGTCGAGGCCGTGAAGGTCGTCCCATTGCCGGCGATCGCGGTTGAGTAACCAGCAGAGGGGCCGAAGAAGTTGGGGTGGGTAGTGATGTGCTCGGAAGTCAGGCCGTGCGAGGCCGTCACGTTCGGGCGGGTGGTCGTGCCGACCGAGGCCATGATGCCGATATAGTCCGCATCTACCTGGTCAATCAGCAGGCTGTTGCGCGTCAGGGTAAACTTATGAACGAACAGGTCGGAATACTGCGGATGAACCTGACCGCCGACGACGGCCGTACCGCCTACCGTCTGGTCGAGCTGATAGATGCCCTTCGCGGTGAGCAGGCCGTAGCCGTCAGTCTCGTAAGTCGAGCCGGCTTGCAGGAACTTATCGGTGAGGGGATTGCCTAGTTTGACGATTGCCATGTGAAAGGATTATTTGCGGGGTGCAGAGGTCGCAGGGGTGACAGGGGTGCCGCCCTTCTCGGTCAGGTTGACCGGGGTGCCGGGCGTGGTCTTGCTGGCGAGGATGCGGAGGTACTCGACCTGCTGCTTGGCGAGTTCGGTCTGTTCGTGGATAGCGGAGACGACCGGGTTCTGTCCCACGCCGATCACGCTGCCGGAGACGGAGGTCGCGGTGGTTCCTCCGCTCTGTCCCTTTGTGTCGGCGGCCTTGTCCCTTTCGGTCTTCTGACCAGATTTGATTACGTCAAGGATGGCCTTGGCGCGATCGCCACTAGGGGTAGTAGACACGGCAGCCGTCGGTTTGACGTTTCCGTCAGCGAGCCCGGACTTCACCGCGGCGAAGCCGACAGGGGTAAGTGGCATCATGTTGGTCACCGCGCTAGACGCAGCACCACCGATGCCGAACTTGTTCAGGATGCCGAACATCCCTGAAGCGATGTCCTCGGCTACCTTTGAGGACCACTTATAGTATGCATCATAGACCCCGAACAGATTCGCGATCATTACCTTCAGCCCTGAGTTAAGCCGGTCAACACCGTCATTATAATCGCCAATCAACTTGAGGGTCTTGGCATCCACGATCGGGGCGTTGGCGATGTCCCTCTGTAGTTTCTCGAAGTTACCCAGAAGGGGGATGATGTCGTTGCCAATCTTGTCCCCGAAGAGTGATGTCGCGATGAGCAGGCGCTCGGAGTCATCTGAACTGTCAGCCATCGCCTGAGCAATGGCGATAAAGACGGCCGTAGCGTCACCGCTTTTCAGCTGCTCCATGGAGACTCCTAATGCCTTGAACATCTCGACCTTCTTGCCCGTGCCGGCGGCGGCCTCGGCCATGTCCACCCGCAGCTGACGGGTCGCCTTAGCCAGGACAGAGATGGAGACGCCGGACTGTTGCGCCGCGTATGCCAGTCGCTGGAACTGATCTGACGACAAGCCCGAGCGGTCCACCTGGTCGGCGACTTCGCCTAGTTCTCGGAACGTCCCGGTGATGAGGTTCAGCGCCTTGTCGAATAGGACGGCCCCGGCGAACATGCCGGTGAACTTCTTGATGATATCATCGCCAGCCTTCTTGAACGACTGCCCCAAAGTCTCAACAGACTTCTTCGCCCGACCCGTCACTTGCTCGACGTCGGACTTTCCCTTCAGTTCATATTCAAGTTTCTGGGACATGGGGCGGGGGGGTCTTTACCTCTGCGGAGGGGGCAACCTTTTCGAGCCGTTCCTGCTCCTCCATGAAGGCCTCCTCGTCGGTCGTAAGGATCTTGTTCTCGGAGCCGTTCATTGAGGCATACGCGGCGTTAAACCAAATAGCCTGACACTCGGGCATTTCCCAAGCCCGCTTCTCTTCGTGGCCGTGCTTGACCAAGGAGGCCACGACCATCAGCGGCCAAGGAACCCCAGCGTCGCCGGCGGTGTTGCCGTTCTTCTTATTCGATTCCCAGAACTTAGGCCACGCGCCGACGTGGGCGTACTCCTGGAACCGTTCGCACTCAGTGAGGAACTTACCCGGGCGTTCTCCAAGGGCTTTGACCAATTTCACTTCGGCGTTCGTCAGCTCGCCGATGGGCTCCTCGGCGCAGATCTTGACGGCCGTCAGGAGGTCGAGCGGCGTGGGCTCGCGGCCTGACTCGTCAGCCAGTGGCGATTCGATGGCAAGCAAGCGCACCCGGTACTTGAGGCACCAGGGATACACTGCCTTCCCTAGGAAGGTGACCCTTGCAGGGTCCGTAAAAGCACGAAGAAATCTTCCGTCCACCCCTCCAGACTACCCCTTTCGCAGGGGAGTCAAAGAGTAAGGTTAGGCGGTGGGGGTTACGCCTTCGTAATCGACCGCTTCGACGGAGACGCTGCAGAAACCTTTGTTGACGGATTTTTCGTCTACCTTGACCACAACTCCAACGAAGTTCGTGGAAGCGGTGCCGGCGGGATAAGCCGAAGAGGTGTTGGTCGTGAAGGTCAGCGTCGAACCAAGGGTCGGAACCGTTCCAGTTTTGCAGATGCCGTCCACGGAAAGGGTCGTCTTGCGATCGTCCAGGCGGTGGGTGACGGTGAGGCCAGCCTCGTTCTGGACGGTGTCCTCGTTGTTGAAGCCGGCAGAGACGGAGAAGGACTGAACGAACAAATTGGCGACGGTGCCAGAGCCGATGCCGTAGATGCAAGAAGTGCCGTTAAGGATAGCTGCCATAGTCTTTGAAACTGCGGGAACGGGCAACCCTTACGGCTGCGGGTTAACGACAACGAAGACGTCGAAGCTCAGGACCGAAGCCCAGGAGCGCTCGTCGCGGCCTTCGTCCTCGGCCTCAGGGGTGACGTCATAGCAGAGCGCATCGCCCCCGGTAACGAATGCGGCCTTGATCGCGGAGATGTTGGA